CTCCCTTTGCCCCGGGTATCGTAACTATAACACCCTAAGGTTTATTAGCTCAAAGCTACGTCGTTTGTAACCTGAACCTCGTAGTTGCGTGCTAGTCTAACACCCTTAGCAACAGTGATACCCTCACCGTCACCAAGCATTACGATGTCGTAGCGCTCTTTCATCTTCATTGAGCGGATGTCGCGGCTTGGATCGTCGAACTGATCGGTGCTCATGTCGTCTTTGACGAGCAGAGAGCCGACTTCGTTGCGGTCGATCAAGAACAGGTCTGACTTGGCTGCTGTTGAACCGCTCTTGGCTGTGAAGCTTACGAACGGCGAAACAATGACATTCAAACCGAGTGGTGCTGTTGCATTAAGTGCACCGTCAGCTGATTGTGGGCGGTAGCCCCAGCTTGTGTTGACTGCTGCTGCCGAACCACCTGTGTGGAAGATCGCATCCTTGAGGAAGATCGACCACATGAGTGGGTGCAGAATGAAGTCTGTCGGAACATGGTTTTCGGCCATGAGAACGGCTGCCATGTCGACGATGTCATCCCAGGTAACTGTCTTGTTGGCTGCGCCATCAAAACCAAGACCTGTTGTATCGTCGTATGAACCGCTGTCATTGTCAAAAACTACCGTTGCGGCGTCCTTGAAACGGCTAAGAGCAATCTGCTCCTTGAGTCTTGCCATGGCACGACCAGCTGCACGAACGTGCATGCCGACAATGTCCCAGAGAGAGTCAGCTATAACTTCCTCAGTGAAAGCTAGCTTGACGCCTTTCTTGGAGACCTTGCCCTCGACTTGCTTAGCAAATGCGAGTGCCTGCTCTGGATACTCTTGACCTTCAGGTATTTCTGAAGCTTGGATTGCGTTAACCGCCGGAAACTCTAGCGAGCGTCCTTTGCCTAGGCGCACTGTTGAAAGAAGCGGAGTCACTAATAGCTGTGGCTCTGCTGCCTCCTTTAGTGTGCGTGAGATCACCTTAGGAAAGAGGGCAGCTGCATCTGGCGATGCAAAAGCCTCTTTAATGGTTACTCTGTTATTCTCATCGATGTGCCCATCCTCGGTTAATGCAGACTCCCAAGCTGGGAGACCCGAGAGGAGCTCTTGGATTGTCTTACTCATCTTAGGACTATTCCTCCTGTGTTATTTTCTTTTTATTAAAGTGTCAGATTGACGCGGAATGCACCAATCACATTGTGAACATCCAGATTGGAACGGATACCAAGCTTGCCTGAGAAAGCGCCGGCTCTGGTGAGCTCGAACACTGTCTTAAGTGCACCTGGATCTGATGGCAATTGCATGTAGGAAAGCAGACCATCATCAAAGTTGGTTGCAAACTTTTCTACCTCTACTACCTTACCAACCTGGAGGTAAGAATAGGCTGCAGATGACGCATAGAAGTCAGCAGCAGCTGCCAAAACAGGACGACCCATGTGGTCTGATCTTACGACCGAACCAACTGTGACGTCTGCATTAACACCACTCACCATTGGATACTCGACGTATCCATGAGTGATGAAACCTGCACCTTGTGAGGTGCCCTTGTCAAATGGACGATACAAATCGTACTGTGCGCAGCCGATCGGAACCGAGCGAGCTGGTACGGCAATTGTGTCTGTTGCGCCCGAGCTGTAGCTTGGTGTGGCGCCGTCTAGTGGATCCCACGAGCTTGGCATTGAGTCACCCCAAGTTACTGAAGAGCCAGTTCCGTTTGCCGGAACGATTCTTGCATCACCATTTGAGTCTGCAACCACCGAAAGGATTGTGCCCTTGGTGATTACAATTTCAAAACGATCATCTTCGCTGTCCTGGTACCAGGTTGGAAGACCTGGGTGAGGAAGCAGGTAAGCTGCTGGGGCGATACCCTCAGAAACTACGAAGCGACCGGCACCTGTCTTGGTGCCTACCTTACGAAATTTTGCTAATGACATATTATTTTTCTCCTGTTAGTGTTTTGATTAGAGCTTACGGCGACCCATAAGCGTATCTACGAAAAGCTGTTCTACGGAAATCTTTTCGTCAGCTTTTTCTTCTTTGCCTTCATCGTCGAGTGTGATTGCGTTTCTTTCACCTTCTACGACTTCCGTCTCTGAAGTGATCTCTGGCATTTCTACCTTTGCATTTTTGTGCTGGGGCATTTTTGCCAAATCTCTCAGGGAATCTGCCAACGACGATGCACTGCGATTTCTGTGATCCTCGATTGCTGACTCTCTGTTTTCTGCTGACTCAAGACCAACCGCTATTTTTGCATCGACGACTCTTTCAACAAGAGTATTGTGCAATGCTTTTTTCAGCTTGGCATTTTCCTCTTCGAGTGCCTTTACTCTTTCGAGTAACTCGGATTGCTCGGTCTCAGTAGCTACTTTTTCTTCACTATTGAGTGAGGCTTCTTCCTTTGGCTGCTCTTGAGCTTCAGTCTGAGTTTCCTCAGACTTCTCTTTTGGCTCTTCAGCTTTCTCAGAATCAACAACCTCAACTGGTTGTTCATCTGCTTTTTCTGAATTGTCATTTGAGACTTGGTTTTCTTCGGCTGCAGGTTCTTCTTTGTTTTCCTCAACCTTTGATTCAACTACTTCTTGTGTTGCTTCTGCATTCTCAGCTTGAACTTCTGTCTTTTCGTCGGAAACAGTTTTTGTTGCCGCAAG